CAAAGTTAAAGAAGACATTACGGTTAATCATTTCCTTCTGAAGGAGTGAGATAAATCCACCTTGCTGCCCAGTGATTTCGACACCAACGTTTTGTGGCTGGTATTCCTGAACCAAACGGAACAAGTCGTCAAAGTTCTTATCCATAAGCTGGCGATTAGCCACACCGTCAACCCAGAACCAATCTCCATTAGAACTATAAGCCCAAACTGATATGACACTGTAGTCACTGGTCTGTTTCTCCGAAGTAGCAAAGTCAGTTGTAATGTAATAGTTATAGCAAGACTTCATCCTTAATAGTTGTTGTCTGCTGTACCATTTAATCTCACTATCCTGAACAAGACGTTCATCTTCAGAACTAATACGAAGCATAAGTTCCTGGTAGAAGCCAGCCAGCTTACCGGTCTTAACTGCCATGTCGTATTGGGCTTTGATGTAGTCATATGAGAAACGGTCATCCCATGCACCCTGAAACTCTTCCCTACTACATGGGAACTTTTCACACACAGGCCATACGTTGACATCCCATGCACCGGACTCTACTGCTTCAATGATAATGTCTTCCTTATTAAAGGGAGTACCATTGAAGATTACTTTACGACGTGTTGGGTCAAGAGCATGGTTCACACCTTTATAGACAGTATCCTTAATAGCTTCCATGCTTGTCTTAGAGTTAGCATCACCATCACTAATCAAATCATCCAGTACACAGAGTGTAGGTCGCTTACCATATATCTTCGTACCACGAAGACCTGTCTTAGCACCAAACAACTTAACACCCAGTCGATGACCTTCTGCATTACGGAACTCTAACAGGTTATCCGTAAAAGTAGCTTCAGGTATCCATTGTTGGAGGAACTCACTGTTCTTGTAACGGAACTCAATGTTCTTACGTGCAGACTTAGCACCGTTATCCATTGAGTCAGATACGTAAATCATTCCTTCCACCTTACCCAAACTTGGTAAGTGACCAAACACTGCCAAGAACAGAGTAAAGTATTCCATGAACACAGCAGTCTTACCTGCACCACGGAAACACAGATTAACTACATACTGGTTAGGGGTAATCATCTTATCCAACATCTTCAGGTGAACCGGGGGTGTTTTATTGGATTCACCTTCTTTGCCATTAACCAACTTAATAAAGTTGGCAAAGGTAAGAGCAAACTGACTAGGAACATATTTGGATGAATTAAGGTGAGAGTAATCCACCTGGTCTAACCATTCATCCAGTTCCTGTTTAATTAACTCAGACATCTGTAATGTCCTCATCTGCACGTACTAGTTTAGAACCAGCAATCTCTTTAGTAGGTACACCGCTATTGATTGCATTAATTTGTTGTTCAGCCAATGCAGCAAGTGTTGCCTTGAGGTCAGTCAACCCAGAGTTCTCCCTCAAGTCCAGATTGATATTTGTTACCTGGTCTTTCGGTTTAGCTAAATGAGTAAGGATAGAGTTAGCTGCATCGCATCTTACTTTCTCACTTGCTGCTGTAGTCATTAGCTCAACCTGAACATTGATTGCCTTCTGATAATTGTCTTGGTTCACAATCCACACTGGAACCAAACTTTGTTCCATGATGAGGTTAACTAACTTACCTCTGTGGTAAGCAGATACATAAGCACTAATATCTTTCTCACTGGTTCCTCGTGCTATAAGTTCTGCTTGTCGGTTAGGGAATGTTTTGAAGTAGGCTTCCTTATTTGAATAGCCCATGTGTTTGTAAGTTACATACTGAACTGCATTCATGTAGTCCTGTGTCTTAAACTTACCTTCCTTCATAACACCAGAGTAAGAGATGAAGTTTTCACGAAATGCTTCAGCAACCAGTTGGTCTTGGGTTATGTTGTTAATCGTGTCTACCAACTCCTGGCTTACACTGTTCTTGAAGTTAGCAGGTAAGGCATTAATGATCTGCTGCTTAGTTAGCTCACTCATACTTATCTCTCTACAAAGTTATGTCTATTAACGAAGATTCTTTTCTTGGGGTGAGATACCCCTTGAAGAAACCATACCATACAGTTACACTTTAGTCATGATATAGAAAAAGTTCATGATACTAAATAGTATGTAATGTTCCGATGACCCTATTCCCCAAGGAGTACTCCCTTGAGAATCTATATGAGAGTCCAAGACTCAGAAGATAAATACTCAGAGATAGACCATACCAAAGCTGGCTTTATGGCTGGTGATATAATCCTTACCCACGACGAAGATACATTCCATGAGTTATCTGGAATGATGCTGTTAGAGAACCGTCCCGGTGTTAAAGTCTTAGAACCACAAGAAACTTACTCTTTAGAAAAGTCTATTCCATCTCTTGTGTTCTTCACAAAATTACCTCATAGTGTCTCCATCAAACGAAGCAAAGATAGCGTTCGGATGACGGTGATGATGTGATTAGTCATACCGCCTAGTAGACAGTGGCGGTACTCGTAAAGAGTTAATAACTTCTACAGTCAGGGTTCCCCGGCTCCTTTCCTACTCCGTAGGTCTAACGGTACATAAGTACCTAGGGGGATGAACTGACCCGTGATTGAAAACGGTAAGGGGTAGAGTCGAGAGGCTCTACCCCATTTCTTTTTCTGGAGGTATGCAATTATGAGCATCTACGCTTTTGATATTGATATTACTGGTGTACTGCGTAAACAGGAACCCTATTACCTTGAGGAACCAGAAGCAGTAAGTAAGATGTTATCCCCGAGACAATCAGTATTCTTTCCTGATTGCGATGAGTCCCATGAGATTATTGGTTCTCTTTTTCTATCCAACCTTCAGCTTAACGCTGTGATTCTTACTGAACCAAAGGTATACGACATTACCAAGTATAGCGATTTCGAGGAGTTCTTTCCTGGTGTACGCTTCTATAAGATTGATGGTTGGGAATTGATAGCTGACCATAACGTCTTTAATAAAACACTTTCCATTTACTTCAGACCTATCCCTAAAGGAAGGAGAACCAATCATGAAATTTATAATGACCATCCCCAGTTTTGCTGAAAGGGGGTCTATGTATACAAATGACTTCACCTTAGAGGAAGTCATGAACAGTAATCCACAGCAAGTAATCCTGGTTCCTACCCTAGAGGATTACCATGAAGTAAGAGGTCAACTCTTCTTAGCAGGTAATGACCGTAAGGTTGTATGCATTATTCCACCTTCTGTCTATACAAACCGCAATGCTAATGACCCTATACCGTACATGCTGGTATCTGATGAATACCAATGGGAGAGTCGTTACGAGAATGAAGAATACCGTTACTATTATGTAAGGAAGTAAGTTATGCACTTCTATGGTTTAAGTAGTCGTAGTACTTATCCCCTTGACCTGGGAGTAGGTAAATTGCCATGGTTGGGAATAAGTAAACCCATGACCATGTACTATGAACAGTGTGAAAAAGCAGATGAGTTCATTGGAACCTGCCTCATGTTAGGTGTACCAATCACCTTTATTAAGATAGATATTTCCATTGAAGTTCCAGAGAATGTAGCTGTATATATCTACTCCTCAAGTGAACCTATGGTAGCTACTACTCTTACAGGTAGACTCATTACCCTCTACCCTTCTACCTCATATTTATCTAGCGACGGGTGTACCCAATGAGTAGAGTGCTATTCCTACATCAATATACGGATGAAGTCTCTTTCTACACTGGGAACGTCACTAAAGCTATTGAGTGGTTATTGCTACAAGACTGTCATATGCTCATGCTACCAGGCGAGTTAGCAGATAGTACCCGTGGCTCCATTCTTCTTCTAAATAGCCCAGCTAAATTAACCATCCTTAACCCTGGGGAATCTATAAAGATACCTGCTGGGGAATCTGCATTCTTGTTCTTTGAACCAAGGATAGAAGAGGGTTTCGCTGGGCTTACCATAGATGGTAGACCTAATAAAGATTTTAAAAGAGTAAGGATTATATCTCATGAAACTTACTAAGATAAGTTATGCTGGTGGACCTAACCCCACTATTCATACAACCTTACAAGACCTTGAACCAGGTAGGCTCACTCCTATTATCCTAGTACCGGATGAGCAAACCCTTCATGAAGTGAAAGGTCTCGCTCTAATACTAGGCAAGAAAGTTATTGTAAAACTACAAGAACCAGGAAAGGAATTACCATGGTCCTCTTCCATGTACTCCCCCTGGCATGTGAACACAGACAAATACACTCTCACCTTCATCATGAGTGATACCTTACAATCTCCCCATTTGGTGTATGCTCCCTCCTATTTAACTGCTTATAAGTGAGATAAGATCGGAAGAGCACACGTCTGAACTCCAGT